GGATCCCAGGATAAAGGGAAAGCATTTTCATATTTCAGTATAGTTGCTAAAAATTATTTAATAGCTCATAATAATTTAAATTATCAAATTAAACAGAAAAAAAGAGCAATTGAAGTAATAGATAGCGAACGTAATATAATAAATGAGCACAAAAGAAATGAAAAAAATCAAGAAACATACGATTTTACGGAAGAATTTGTAATTTTCCTAGAAAAAAATATAGATAAGCTATTTATAAAAAGCAAAGATATTGAAATTGCTGAGGCAGTTAAAGATCTTTTTAAAAATAGAGAAAACATAGAAAATTATAACAAAAAAGCCTTATACATTTTAATTAGAGAACGAACTAATGCAAAAACACAAAATATAACATCTGTGATAAATTATATCAAAGAATTATATTTAAAATTGTATGAGATTTATTGTGAAATTGGAAGTATAAAAAATATTAACACGGAAGATTTACATGAGCACTGATTTTGAAATATTCTCAAATAAAAAATTTTCAGATTTATTAAAAGATATATACGATAATTCAAGGAAGAAAGATCGTCAAATAAATCTTTTAATTTCTGAATTAAAACCATTGGTGAAATCAACAAATGATGCATCAATGATTGTTCCTCTTATAAAAGAATATCTTGAGGTTGGCGTTAAAAATGATGAGCATCTTGTAAAGCTAGCAGCTATTGTTCAAAGAATAATGGCAAATGGTCCGCAAAGTTCTGATGATGGGTTTATTATTTCTGAAGAAGAGAAGAAGCAAATATTAGATGCAATTGAATCTGTAGAAACACAATCAAATAATATAACGATACCAGAACGAAATGTATGAGTTATTTTCAAAAGATCAGCAGCTAGAATTTATTCAAGCAGAGGTATTGGCGATTGATTATGCCGGTTATTATAGGCGTAATGGATATTACATGATATCATGTAGACCTGTTGGGTCTAAAACAGATAATGAAATAGTTAATGCTATACCACTGGATTACAATATAAAAAGACTACCAATTGTTGGTGAAATTGTATTACTTGTAGCCGCATTATCTGCTTTTTCAACTGCAAGATCTTCGGGAAAAACTCTTTATTATCTGAACTCGGTACCAGTGCATAAGAGTTACAATCACAACGCACTACCAACTGTAACAAATAAGGGAGCATTGTATTCAAAACAACAAGATTCTTATCAAGATTCCTTAACAACCGGTAGAGTAAAGATACAAAAAACAGAAGCACCCTTAATTGATAGAAATTTTGAAGAAAAATCAGAATTGAATCCACTTCAAATGTTTAGTGGGGACATGATAGTAGAAGGTAGGTTTGGGAACTCATTAAGATTTGGAAGCACAATAAAATCCGATCATCCGTTTGGCGCTGCACCAGCGTGGAGTCAAGGTAGGTCACAGGTTGGAGATCCGATTACAATATTATCCAACGGAAGAAAAAAATCATTAGGCAATAATAGATTAACAATAGAATCTATAAATGAAGATGATTCATCAATTTGGTTAACATCTGGGCAGCAGTTATTTTTTGCACCTGCATCTGCTATAACAAACGTATTGCGTAATAATAAGTTTGATTCTTTCATTAAAAGCAATTTCTCTGGCAATCAGATACTGCTATCAAGTGATAGAATAAATCTAAATGCAAAAAAATATGAAGTAAATATTTTTAGTAAAACGGCTATAAATCTAGCAGCTGAAGTTGGTATATCAGTAGAGTCAGACAAAGTTATAGAAGTTGAATCAGGACGTATAAATTTAGGAATAAACGCAACACATCCGGCGTTGCTAGGTGACGTAACGTTTGATTTGTTAACTAAATTATGTGATACTTTGATGGAATTGTGTGATAAGCTAACACAAGAGACACATCCAACTGGCGTTGGTCCATCCGGTCCTCCTATCAATGCATCTGCATATGTTCAAACAAAGCAATCAATAAATCAAATAAAATCAGAATTACCAAAAATAAAATCAAATTTGGTATTTTTGAACAAGTCAAAATTTGCATCAGATGAAGCAGACAAAGAATCAAAAGAAAAATTTAAAGAAAACTTGAGATCATAAATGGAAGCAACTTTAGAAAATGCTAAATATTTGTATTTTGATGCCGTTGCGTTTACAACTATTTCAGATTTAGACCCGGATAAATTTCCAAGTACGGTGCATGCTGCAACGAGATTTGCTGATGCCGCTAAAGAGTTATATGAAGTCATGTTTGCAAACAAAACAGCCGGAAATCCCCCGGTTCAGGAGCACTTAGACCTTGCAAATAAAATTATAACAAAATATAATCAGACGATAGATGCTATTAAACAATCAGACGCTAGTTTTGGAGCAACGCTTGATATATCGTATAAATCAACCGGTGAAATAATAAATTTAGAAAAACTATACATAGAGGAATCTACTAGGATCGGGAATCCAGTTTCAACTAATACGTCAGTAGTTACTACAACTGAAACTGCGCCACCTGCGCAACAAACACAAATTCCACCAGAAAAACAGCCAAAAAAAGATTTACCACCGGCAAATAAACCAACACCAAATAATACCAGCACACCTCCGCCGCAATCGGATGATTATGATAAACGAACAACTAATTTATCAAATAAAGAAGTTGAACGAATAAACACTAGCCAAGTTCCAAATGAAAAGGAATCCGCCGAAGATAATGAACCAGATATATTAGATACGTTATCAGTTGGTTCAGATGGATTGGTTGTTGTTTCAAGCGAACGAAGAAATCAATTATTGTCTGGTGATGGAACTGGATTTTCGTATAATTATACACCTGGTCAGTATGGGATGCCACGAAAAGGACCAGTTGATGCATCCAACATTACTGTTAAAAATACCGGGTTTAGTATATCAGTTGTTAAATCATCTGAAACTGATGGAGAAATAATATATAAGATCAAAATAGAAAATGATGGTAAAAATTGTTTATATCTGGATCAAATAATTGAAATATCCGGCACAGACCTATCTAATGTAAACCCAGACACAAAAAAATCACAGTTTGAACCTACAAACTTAGGTACAAACGGAGTGTCAACCAATATCACAGACAACACTACATTTATTAAAAATTTTGTCTCAAATGTTGATAATTTGCAATCACAAACAAATGCTCCATTTTCAGTAGGGGTTCCTCAACATCTAAAGCAGAAAGACAATCAAAGCGAACCGTTGTGTTCAACAAACTCAGAGAAAAAAGAGGAAGATAAAGGAAATAATAATTCTGAAAATAAAGAACAACAATCCGATAAAACTGATTCAAAGAAAACAGAAAAAGAAGGAAAAGTTGATTTATCAAAATTGCAAATAGAAACAATAAACGAATCAGAAAAATGGGTTGGTTTTTATGAGGATACCCGTTCAGATAGACCTAATACAAAGGATTTTGGTGAAAACAAACCAAACGTGCGCGTAGATGAAACTGGCAATATTATCGTTGATACCTCATTGATGGAAAATATGTTTAAGTATGCAGGTTGGTCAAAGGCTGGTGGGTTAAAATGGCCTTACTGCATGTCATTTGCATTTATGGTGGCGTATAAAGGGGCACTCGCTGCCGGTGATTCTGAATACCTAAAGTTTTTAGATGAGGCAAGAAAAAAAGGACTTGCAACGAGTACACAGGGATTTTATAGATATGCCAAAGAAAAGGGATTTATATTCCAAACACCGGTGCCTGGCTGTGTTGTAATTTTGCAAAGTCTTAAGGATAAATCCAAGGGTCATGGGATTATAATTGGAAAAAATGTTGAAGTCTGGGCATTAGAAAATAAAAAATGGGTCTTTGAAACAGTGCAAGCAAATACGTCAGGTGAAACTGGAACTGCATTAACAGAAGGTGTTTTCTACAAAACAATTGGATTTAAACCAGATGGTGTTTCAATTGTAGTATCACAAGATGGAATACCATATTTTAGATATTTGGGTTGTATTGTACCAGAATCAATACGAAAGCAAGTTGGTGAAACAGATGAAATATTAACAAAAGCTTTTGTTACTGATTGGACAAATGAAAAAGAATAAAAATACAAACCAAACTATTTAATTATATCGTAGTTACTGGAGACATAAATGGAAGGAACATATAATTTAGGTGAATCTAGCCCGAATTTGTTAACACATGCAAATTATATGTGGAATTTTTATAAGGACCACGGATATTGGATAAATCGTACTGTTAAAAATATAATAGAACAAACACAAGGAACGTCTGCAGAATGGGGTGCAAACCGCCCTAAACGTTCCGATGTCTATCTAATGTTTAATGCTGCAATCGGAGAAGCATTTAAAAATAATGCGTCAAATCAGTATGTTTCTAATACTTCAAATTCTTACAGAGCAGCCGCATATCAAATATCAGCTATAGCTGGTGTAGAAACAGGTGGTACCTACAATTATCGTTCTAGAGCAACGAGACCATTTGGCACATCACCGTCTGCAAGAGGTGGGTTTCAAATTCAATTTAAATCAGATGGAAACCATAAAGGCTATTCAAACATCTTTAATGTACAATACACCGATTCAGACGCTTACCGCCCACAGATACAGAATATACCATACAATCAAATACCAGAGTCCATACGAGGTTCTGCGTATGATTTTTATGATGCATCAACTAGGGTAATAAGAAGATTTTCTGATAAAGCTAGTAGTATAATTGAAATAAGAAATAAGCACGGAATACAACCTGCATCAGAAAATGATCCAATGCTTGGTCCATGGGGTTTATATTTGTATTGGAATCAAGGATCGGGAAACGGACCAGAAATATTAGATGCCTATTTAGACCCATCAAAACGAAATAACCCAATATCCGCTTATACAAGTGCAACTGGCCAATCATGGGCAAAGGGTCATAGAAAACTAACAAAATCAGGCAGGAGCGTATCTGTTAGTCCGGGAGATTTGACCGTTAAAGAATGGGTTGATGCTATGCGATGGGCATTAAATGTATATTTTTATATATCATGTAATGCATGTGTAGCAAGGGCACTTAATTATAAAGTTTTTCCTAGTGGAACAAAATATCAATCAATTATAAACAATGGAACACTTGACTGCAAACCGTTGCAAGCAACAGCACAGGGTTATGCAAAGTGGGATGGGATAAATACGTACCCACAGGGTGCATCCAAGATAACAAGTAATGTGATTAAACCAGCAGGAAATCCCGCTAGACGAAGCACTGCACATTCGTATGCAAACCAAAACACTGGATACTATGACACTCAAGCATCAAGACAGCGTCAAAATGCACATGCAAGAAACTACACAAAAGCATGTGATTGTGGATTTGTTGCAAATACGTCATATGAATTTGAAGTAAAGTATAGAAAAAATGAACAAGCAATTGACCCAACAACAAAGCAAAAACGAAGAGATTGGTTATATTTGGAATTTATTGGAAATTTTGATAATAAAAAATCTGTATTAATTTATATTAAGTAAACCAATGGATGCAATAACCTACGCAAAGAAAAATAAAATACCTATTAAAAATATACCGCCATCAAATTTAAAAACTGGCATAATAACTGCATTTTTATTACGTAAAAGCAGAGAACGTACTTCGGTTAAAAGTCAAGCAATATCAAATACGGTTAGTAGCTTGTATCAATCGGTATCAACATATGCAGATGCAGACTGCTCTAGAATAACATATACATCTCCATACGATGGCACAGACTTTCTATCATACGCAAACGCACAGTCTAATATACTTGATAAACTATTATTATTAAACCCAAAACAAATAGGAATCATAAATGAATATATGGAATGTGTTTTTGATTATGGAAATCAAGTACATTATTTAACTGCAAAGCACAACATAGTCCCAGTATTTACAAAAGAAGAAGATATCGGCATACCAACACAAACATCGCTTGATTCAAATAAAATTGGATTTGCTGATTCACTGTTTAATTCAAAAAATAAAAACATATATTCATATGGGGATTTGAATTTAAATAATATGGTATTTTCTAGTGTTTTATCTTCATTTAGAATTACAGACTACGAACAACAGTTTCTTTACAAGTCACCTGCCCCGTGTAAGTATTTTGAATCTTCTAGTTTTTATTCTATGCCATTTACAAAACCAATAACAGAACAAACTGGTGCGTTGGCAGTACCTGGAGAAGAAGTACAACTAATTAGGAGTTCTGATACAGGAAGTAGTGATGGTTTTGAAAATCCATTTGATGATATAGATTATAGCGAAGATTTTGCATATTACGATGAATTCAGTAATTACCAGATTGATTCAGTACAATCTCCATTTTTTGTTTCATTGGATGGATCGATCTTTAATGAAAAATTACAAATTGATGTAACAAATCCATTATGGAAAGCAAATACTGTAAAAATTGAAAAAGATAACCATTATAATTCATTTGGCTCTGATATATCATATAAACCAACAGAAGACGCTATGTCATTACTGGATACAGCGATGACTAGAATATATTCTTGGAAATCTTGTTTAGTTGTATTTGAAAAGGAAAACAAAGGAAATTCAAATTTATTTAACTCATCTTATGAATATGTTTTACTTGTTGGATTAAAAACACGTAAATATAAAATAACAGATAAAATTGATAAGCTATTTTATATACACGTTGGTGATAATTATATTAATAGCGATAAGTTCTCTAAAAAGGATATATTTTTATTAACATCATCATTAAAAACTATGTTAAAAACATATAATGCAGATAAAGTACACTTTTTTGATTTATCGGCACATTCCGGTGGTAATATATGCCCTAATGGATTACTATTTGGTATAGACACTGAAATTTCAAATCAAATAGTAAATTTTGTTAATAAACGAGATAACTTGTTCGTAAAGTTAAATGATACAATAGAAAATATTTATGAATTATTTGAACAAATATAGGGATTAGTATGAAAACGGAATTATTTGAAAAAATGATAAGAAAAATAATAAGAGAAGAATTGGAATATTATAATTCCAAACTTATTAATGAAATTGCTCAAATAAAAAAGGCACAACAACCTCAGAATAAAAAGGAAACATCTGTGCCACCACAAGGAAATAATTCTTTATATGAAGGATTGTCTAGATTTAGAAACGAATTGCAATCAGAATATAATGAATTTAGTGAAACACAGGAAATGAGTTTTGGAAATGCGGAAATACCAGATGAATTAAAAAAGGTATTTAACCGTGATTATTCAGAATTAATGAAAAAATTTAAATAATGGCATTTAATTTTACACGTTTGGATGAGCCATTTGTAACGGCAGATAAAAGTGGCTCTTTTATTTATCAAAATTCGATTGGTGTTACACTTCCATTTAATGTAGAGGGTGGTGGTGTATTTAATAAATCGTTTTTTTCTGATGATCAAATGCGTACAAACGTAATTAATTTGTTATCAACAAAGAAAGGTGAGCGCGTTTATCACATAGATTTTGGAACAGATTTACATCGCATACTTTTTGAACAAATAACGGATACCGGAGAAATAGAAAGTAAAATCAGATCAACGTTAGTATCCGCATTTGATTTTTGGACTCCATATGTTACGTTAAAATCACTTGATATTGAAACGCCGGTACCAGCTATGGGGAAAAATTCAGAAAATTCTTTAAAAATAAACTTAAGATTGCAATTCGATCCAACTCAATCAAATATTAATGTTGTAATATTTATTGATAATCAAGGAACTTTAACTGTAGAGTAATATATGGCTGAATTAGAACAAAAAAAAGTTAAATATACGTCACGTGATTTTGGTTCACTTCGTGACGATTTAATTACATTCGCTGAATCGTACTTCCCAGCCGTTTACAGGGATTTTAATGAGGCATCCCCTGGTATGATGTTTATGGAAATGTCTGCCTATGTTGGCGATGTTTTGTCTTTTTATACTGATAATCAATTTAAAGAATCCCTATTACTTGAAGCTGAAGAAAAATCAAACATACTTGCAATTGCACAGAGCATGGGGTATCAACCTAAGTTCTCGTCAGCTGCAACAGTAACATTGGATTTTTATCAAATAGTACCTGCAATTGGTTCCGGTGAAAATAATAAACCGGATATGCGATACGCAATGACATTGGATGCAAATGCCGTTGTTGCTTCATCCGTTGGATCTAACATAAACTTTATAACTAATGATTTTGTTGATTTTTCCTTTAGTTCGAGTCTTAGTCCTTTGGAAATACGAGTATATGAAATAAATGAAACAACAAATGAACCAACATTTTACTTGTTAAAAAAATCAGTACCTGCTTCAAGCGGAACTATACGAACTCAACGATTTGCGTTTGGGTCTGCAATTCCATACAATGCCGTGAAAATATCGGATACAAAGGTCATAGAAGTAATAGATGCAACTGATTCAGAGGGCGATACGTGGTACCATGTACCATATTTAGCGCAAGATACGATTGTAGAATCTGTTAGAAATATTAAAAGAAATGATAAAGATTTATATATGTTTAGAGAATCTGCACCATATCTTTTAAAACTTAGAAAAGTATCAAAAAGATTTACAAGTAGAGTTTTAAGTGATGATTCGATCTTGTTACAATTTGGCCCGGGTATATCGGGTTTTAATGATGAACAAATAACACCAGACCCTTCTTTATTCGGTACAATATTTTCACCGTATTCAAACACTATAGATGAAACGATAGATCCATCAAATTTTCTCTTTACAAGAAATTATGGAATTGCACCGGCAAATACAGAACTAATAGTTAGATATAGAGTTGGCGGCGGTATCGCAGATAATGTACCGGCAAACTCTTTAACTAACATATTGTCAAAACGAATAACAATGAACGAATCTGGATTAGATGCAACACTGATGTCTCTTGTAAAGCAATCATTATTTGTTACCAATACACAATCTGCGTCTGGTGGCAAAGACGCAGAAACATTAAATGAAATAAAAACCAATACGCTTGCGTTTTTTGCAGCCCAGAGCAGAGCAGTTACAAAAGAAGATTATATTGCAAGAGCGTACACAATGCCTCCTAGATTTGGAAGCATAGGAAAAGCATATGTTGTTCAAGATGATCAACTAAACATTGAAGGCAATTCAGATAACTTAGTATTTTTAAATCCAAACCCAAATGCATTAAATTTTTATGTGTTAGGATATAACGAAAATGGAAATTTAACAACAACAAATACTGCGGTTAAGGAGAATTTAAAGACATATTTGTCATCATTTAGAATGTTGACCGATGCTATCAATGTAAAAGATGCATATATAATAAATTTCGGAATTGATTTTGAAGTAACACCAAGACCAGAATACAGTGGCTATGAAACCATTGCAAATTGTATTTCTGTTTTAGTAGATTATTTTGATATACGGAAATGGCAAATAAATCAACCAATAGTTATCAGTGAAATATATAATATGCTAGATCGTGTTGCTGGTGTACAAACCGTAGTTGATGTGAAATTTGTCAATCTATATGATACTACGCAAGGATATTCTCCAAACGTATATGACATGGAATATGCTGAACAAAACGGATTAATATACCCATCACTTGATCCTTCCGTTTTTGAATTAAAATTCCCATACAAAGACATTAGAGGAAGGATACGATAATGGTTAATATTTTTTATCCAATAAAAGATGCAACATTATATGAAACTAAGCTAGATTCAAATACAGGAATGGATTCTATTCTAGAATTATTACATGAAAAAAAAGGAAATCTGTATTATAATTCTAGAATACTATTAAAGTTTGACCAATCGGAAATTAATAGTTTTTTATCTACATATAATGTCCAATCACCAACATATTCGTTAAACCTGTATGTAGCAAAAATAGAAGAATCACCAATAGAGGTATCAATAGAGACACGTCCTGTAAGTGGAGCATGGGAAAATGGAACAGGTAATGCAAATGATAATGTACCAGTAAAAAATGGAACGTCATGGAAATGGCGTGATTTTTCAGGATCAATTGAATGGGTAACAACTGGCTCTAGACCAACAAGTTATGCATATAACGCAGTTACTGGTGGTGGTACTTGGTATACTGAAAGCAATTATAGAATCACAAGTTCTATTACGAATATAAAAAATGATTTAAATATTAATGTTAGTCAAATATTCAATGCATACAGTAGCAGCATAATCAGCAATGATGGTCTCATAATAAAATTTACATCTGGAAGTGAGTTATCGAACTATGGTTATTATTCATACAAATTCTTTTCTAATGAATCAAACACCATATACTCGCCAAAACTAAAAATTATTTGGGATGATTCATCGTATCAAACAGGAAGTCTATCTCTAATAGATACAAATAAAGAGTTTATTATTTACTCTAGAATAAAAGAAGTTTATAATCAAAATGAAAAAACAAAAATACGATTGTTCTCTAGACCTAAATTTTTAGAAAGAACGTATGCAACACAATCTAGATATTTAATTAACTATAGATTGCCATCATCATCTTATTATGAAATTAGAGATACTGTTACAGACGATATAATAATACCGTTTGATGATGTGGGGACAAAAATAAGTTGTGATTCAACAAGCAATTACTTCAATATTTTTATGGATAATTTCCAACCAGAACGATTCTATAAAATTCTAGTAAAAGTTAAAGTTGACCAATTTGAGCAATATATTTTAGACGATAACATATATTTTAAGGTTGTTAGATGAGCCAAGTATTATCAGCCGATGATTTACTTCAGATAAAAGAAGTACTCATGGAAGAATTAAACATAATGAATGGCGAAGGACCATCAAATGAGACAGATAGATTGCTATCTGGATTTGCTGCTAAACGTGCCGATTTTAGCGTATTTGAAGAACAACTAATACGAAGAATAATAACAAATGATGTTAATGGAAAATTACCATCTGAATTACTGAGAGAGCAAATTATAAAAAATATATTTGCTACAAACAATAAAAGTGGGATGGATGGTATAAAAAGAAATGCAGCTGGGGCAATAAAAATTGACAATACAGTTGGAGTCCCTAGTCCTGTATTATTAACGCTTGATACAGTAACAACTAGATATAAAAAAGCAAAGATTAAATATGTTTTTGATGTCACATTTAGCGAATTTGTTGTTAATGTTGATAATTCAGCTGAAATTATAGAGCAATTGAAAGAGCAGATCGAAAGTTTAAAAAATAAAATGTCTTTGTTAGAAACAGATAAGACAAATTTTAAAGATGTGATTCTTGGGTTGGAAATAGATAATGCATCTTTTAGAGACGAAATAAATGCGTTACAACAGTCAATATCAGAAGAAGCATTGGGTCTTGCAACACAAGAACAAGATCGTCAAGAGGAGTTAAGAAAAATCCAAGAAGAAGCACAACGATTGGTTGTAGATGCAACCACTAGATTAACACAAAAAGAATCAGAGTTCGCAGAATTTAAAGCAAAGGTTGAAATGGTATTTATAGCATCTAACACATACGAAGAAATTATTGAAAATTTCAAAAAAATTGGTATAGGAGCGTAAGATGTCATTATATCAATACAAAAATTCAACTGAAATATTTAGATCAAATAAACCAACAAATGGTTCTTTTTTTGCTAAATCACAGAGTAAACTTTTATCTCCTGCACAATTTTATCCAAATTTAAATTTAGAATCTTTCTCAAGAACAGGATCTCCGTATTCAAAACGAACCATAGAATTTCATGTGTATTCAGTTGACGGTGCATATTTAGTTGGCTCACAATATTCACCAAATGTTCAAATTATAGATGATGAAACTGTTTTATTTGATTTAGAGGCAGATCTTTCTGAGCTTGGTGTAACAGCTGGTGTTTATAAATTTACATATAATATACTGCATGATAGAGTTGGTTCATTTGCAACCGAAAAACTTTTTATATATGATATATCGCCTTCAAGAACTGAATTAATATTAAAATTGGAATCACCTGATGATCAAACATCTGTAAATGATCTAAATAACTTCTTTAAATATTGGGCAAACCAACGAGTATTTTTTATAAATTCAGTACTGAATTTTGGTCAAAATAATTTAGTACCAATTGCAAATATTAGTACAGATAATATACAAAATAAGATTTATATTAAGCTGTTTGATCCGTTGCCACCACAATTTTCAATACAGAATTCGTGTTGGATATCAGAAATGCTAACACAACCATATATAGATTCCCTACAGATTGTCCCACCTATTGTCAATATTTCTGGGAATACTCTACAGGAACCACAAACCGATGTTGAAAAGTTATATTGGACTCATTTAGAATCTGATTATAAAACTTGGACTGATATAGTATCATCTAACACAGATACTGCAGAGCTAACTGTCAATAATTTATTTCGAAGAAAATATGGAATAAAACTAAACATAGATTTTTCTGATTTATCGAGCTTTGTTCATTATTCTTCATTGGAAGAAAGAATTTTAAATTTTACATACAAAGTAGAATTAATTGCATGGTATCAAGAGCAAATAAATGCCATATACGGATTAGATAGTACGCAAAATTCTGATATATTGCTGTATTCTACATCTAAAAATCTTTTGTTACAATCATTTGATGATTTTGAAATGTTTTTATATTATGAGTTGGATTCATCAAAAAGAAATGATGTAACATATCCAATTCCACCAATAATAAAAACAACAAGATCTGAGGATTTGGAAAGTATTGTCTGGATTGATTGGGCACAAACCTGGGTAAACGCTAATGTTATTTGGGCGGTTGGGCCTGGAATTCCATATGCATTTGAAACAATTGATATTAACAGTGATATATATTTGGCATGGAAAGACGCAGCAATTGAAACGGCAAGAGAATATGACTTTGATAATGAAGCACAATTAATAAGAACAATACCAGAATTTATCAGAGATGATTCAAATAATAGCGAGTATCTTTTATTTGTTAATATGATAGCACACTATTTTGATACTATATGGTTATATATTACACATTTTAATGATAAATATGCACAAGATGAGCACCCAGACTTTGGTATATCAAAAGATTTATTAGTACACATGGCTAATAATTACGGATGGAAATTAAATGAGAGTCAAAAATTAAAAGATCTGTGGTTTAATTTCTTTGGTTATGATGAAATGAAGAAACTAAAGAGAACCAATATAAATGACACATCATATGCATTGCCATCTAGTGATTATACAAAAGCAATTTGGAAGCGTATCCTTTTAAATTTACCAAAAATCCTAAAATCTAAAGGAACCGATCGTTCGGTAAAGGCATTGGTATCTGCATATGGTATACCTGCTTCACAATTTTTTATACGAGAATTTGGTGGAGTTGGTAACCAAGACACACGGCCAAAACATAAAGAAGAAAAATTAATAAGGTACTTGGATTTACAGTTAGACGAATATTTTCAAGTACCATTCATACAGTTTTCAGATTACACTGGATCTTTAAGTTACCCAACATCAACCTATTTTAGATTTATATTTGACCCAAATACAGTTGCGTATGGTAACCTATTTTCTAAAGGAAATCATGTAAAAATAGATTTAGAGAAAAGTGGATCAACTGATTATACTGGTAATATTATATTAACAGTATCTTCTAGTTTAGGACAGATATCAAGCTCTATAAAAAATATAGAATATATTGATGAATTACCATCTGCAATATTTTTACAAACAGATAGAATAGTATCACAGAGTGCACAGTCTGCCTCATTAAATCTATATTTTCTGCAAAAAAATTATGATAAAGTTAACTTCTTTGAATCAACTAGCATAAATCTTTACGGTGATTATACCAATGCACTTTTTTCATCGGAATCTATAACATTTTGCAATGATGGTAATATAAAATTCTATTTGAACGAAGTTCGATACTGGAAATCACCGGTTGATGAAGAGATTATGAAATCTCATATGTTATCACCTCTTTCATATCATGGAAATAATGTATCACAAAGTACATATGACCTTATAGCCAGATATCCAGCATGGTTGGAAAATGCATATCAAAATGATAAACTTGCTCCGATTACCGTTGGAAATATTAATCAAACCAACATATACAATGCCCAAGTGATTTTATCAAGAGATACTGGGTCTGTTGTTGCATACAGCGAGTTTGTTAAATTTGAAATTCCAACAATAGCAGATAATGCAATAATACCAGAAAAAGAGCGAGTTGAATCATCAACTTTATTGGGCAACTTATCGTATAATACTCGTGTAGAATTGTCATCATATGATTACAAACCAAATGATGAAAATAAAATAAAAATAGGATTTTCACCACAGTTTAATATAAACGAAGATATTTTCAATAGATTTGGAACATTTGAATTAGATGAATATATCGGATCTCCAGTAGATACCGATAAAAAATATTACGTAAAGCTGTTAGATCTAGCAAAGTTTTATTTTCAGAATAGTAGAACAACCGATGATATTCACAGCTATCTAAAAGCATTAAAAATATATGATTTTACCATATTTGAACAGATAAAACAAGTTATACCAGCAAAGGCAAATGCAATAATTGGATTGATAATAGAAAATAATGAGTTACAAAGAATAAAATTAAAGCAATTACCTATGCTATCTGCTACAGTTGATCAATCAAATTTAATTGAATTTGTAAAAAAGGGAAACAGAACAGCAACATTATCTGGGTTTAATGGAAAGATTCAAGAAAAGGATATCTTGTATATATCCGCGTCTGTACCACCTTCGGGTACAATAGACCAAATATATACTATTAAAAACTCGTTTCTTCAAATGAATTCTTCTCTAATACAATCAACCCAAATAAACTCAGTAATGAGTAGCAAACCAGAGTATAATTCAACAATAACATTACTGCCTTTGTTATCTAAAACATCTAAAGAGCTAAAAACAAAAATAAATAATTTTGTATATCCAGTATCTAATAACGATTTGTCATATACTTATACTAGTCCATTATTGGGAAGACAGCGCGGATACGAAAATTTGGATTATGCAAAATCGATAAATATTTTTAATACAATAGATGGTACAGCTAATAATTTTTACTATGCAACAATTGAATATACTTTTGGAAATGATGCGTCTGCATCAATAAACAAACCATCAGATGCAAGTTTAAAATTTGGAAATAATCCATATTTTATAAAGAGATTACACAAGGGGGCTGAAAATCATAGGTATTATGGATCGAAGGTATCATCGTTTGATGTCAACTACATAAACCTAGATAACCCAGGATTAGCATTAGCGGTGCCTGTAACTATAATACCGTCAGGATCACAAAATGTACAATATAGCTCTTCGCTTGGAAATCCTAATAATAATGTATTTATAGATCCAAATATAATACCACCTGGAGTATAAAAAAGTTGTTATACACATATTTATTTAAAATGAAATTCTTATAGGAGTAATGAAATGGGATATTTAAATAATTCTACAATAACAGTAGATGCAATTTTAACTAAAAAAGGCAGGGAGTTATTAGCTAGAAACAGAAATGAATTCAAGATAACTCAGTTTGCACTTTCGGATGATGAAGTTGATTATGATTTATGGAATCCTGCACACCCTAATGGTAGTGATTATTATGGCGTTGTTATCGAAAATATGCCGGTAACAGAAGCTGTACCAGATGAGACATTAAATCTAAAATATAAACTTATAACACTACCAAGAAATACTCCGGTAATCCCAGTAATAAAAGTAAACGTTGAACGTCTTACTTTTTCTGGGGAAGGTGCAAAAATTGTTGAGCCAACTACAATCAATTTTGTTGGAGCTAATTCAACATTAGGATATACGTTCATTCTTGGTGACAATACAGTTGCTGACATAATAGATGTTACACCTGCATCAAGAGCAATTACACCAACAGTTGCTAGGTTTGTTGGTGATACGGAAGCACCACAAGCTATAACTAGAGTTGGTCTGAAATGTAGCATCAATCCTAAGTATGATGCTGTATTGCAAAGATCAACAACATTGACAATCATTGGAAATGAAACAGGCGGAAGAATTGTAATACCAATCGTAGTATCAGCCGCAATCCCAGGAACAGCAGCTGGAACTAATAACCCAGCTAGTTAATATTAAAAGGATGAATTAAATGGCTTTAAATCAAAATACATTGGCTGGTCAGGCAGCTGCAGGTAACATGGCTGCGGCCTCAGCTGCTCAATCTGCGGATGCAGCTATGGGAGGATTGGATATCGATCAGATAACCAATGCTGATATAGTAGCGCCATTAACTAGTTATCCACCATCAAACGTAATATTAGTATATACACAGTTCTCCTCTGGAGATGTCATAACTAATAATGTTTATGCAGAAACAAAGGGTCTTTGGAGCAATACAAGTGCTAGTTTAAGCACTTTTTATACTGCATCTGGGTTAACAGATGCCCAGCTCGATTATTACTTGAAGATACAGTCTTCAACTTCATCGTGTGATGATTCTACGGAATTTTATATTGCGTATGGTAATAGATTTGGCTATGGTGAAACCGAAGCAGAGGGACAACCAGACGATACGCCAACGAGGGCTATATACAAGCAGTATAGGCAATTATTGTTGACACCAGAAGACGAGCAGTTTTCATTTAAGACAGGTTCTGCATACTTAACTTCAGATAACATATATGTTATTAACTTTAATTCAAAATTAATTGGAGACAAGGTAGATCCTGGTAATTTTGAACTTGCATTGGCTAAACTTGATGGTAATTTATATCCAAACGGAACATACACGGCAAGTGCAGCAATTAAAGTTGATTCTGGTTCATCTAAAGTAATAACATTAATAGATGATTCACGCGATTCGGTTGATGTATCACCATCCATTACAACATCAACACGTGTATTTAATATAGTATCTGGGACAATTGAGAACGGAATACACACCGCATCAAATGAAGCATACGGATTATTCTATGCTGACTATGGTGTTCTTGTATTAAATGCCGATAAGTTGAACAGCGAACTTGGATTCAATGTTACGTCTGGATCATACGTAAATGGAAATAATAATATAAAATTATTGACCGCTATTTCAGGTGCGGCCCAGCCAACAAATACTAGAACTGCAACATCATCATTTTTTGCTAGAAAAGTAGATATAAAGACAAATTCTTACTATTATGTTAGAATAAGGAATTATCAATATAACTATTCAACCAATCCAACATATTATACGGGAAGCAGAGCAGAATTAGTCCACCGTGATTTTACGTACAATCCAGTATCATACATTACATCCATCGGATTATATAATCCAAATTATGAATTATTGGCGGTTGCAAAATTATCAAAACCGTTAAAGAAAACATTTTTTGATGAATATTTGATTACTATTAAGCTGGAATACTAATAATGGCAGATAATAATCAATTAGCTGGTTTTATTGATGAAACTGTAAAAAGTTTATCGGATAAATTAACCGAAAACAGAAAAGCTAGTATTGAACTTGGTAATTACGGTAAAATATTTACATTATTTGGCGAAGATGAAGTTATTTTAAATTCAAAAAAATTTGTAACTAACAATTTTTGGCATACAAATACATTTGATTTAATCAACATACAAACATCATCTTTTCAAAATGAAAATTTAAAAAAGTTTTACTTAGAAACCGAAGTCACGAATTCTGCATTTAATGTAAATACTTATTTTCTTACTGAATCTATAAATTCTGCTGCACAATTCTCCTTATTTTATGGAGATCGTTTTGGTAGTGGGTCATTGGAAACTAATTATTATTTTCCAACACGTGTTGTATATAAACAGTATGCAACAAAATGTCTGGAACCAGAAGATGATACATTCACATTTGGAGATGGAATAAATTCCGATAGAATTTATGGAATAAGTTTTACACAGCAATATTTTCAAGATGCAATAAATCCTAATTATTTTCAAATTGCACTTAGAGAATTAAACGGAAATCTATACCAAAACGCCCAACATACTGGAAGTAGTGTATCATATAAAACAGGCAGTTATAAAATGTTAACACTAATCCCAGATAATAATCAAGATGATAACATTTTAACTCAAAATGGGCGTGTATTTAATTTAGTTTCCGGGTCAATTGGATCTGGTATTGTGACAAAATCAGATGGGTCATACGAGTATTATGGAATAATATACCCAGACCTAGGACTTGCTATTTTGGATGCTACGCGTTTAGATTCATACTTAAATTTTAATAGTGTAACCGGTTCAAATATAGATGGATTCAATTCATATAAATTATATAAATCGATTGAAGGAGCAGTTTCTTTAAATGCGGGGACTAGCTCAATTTCAACTATATCATCACCACCAACACACTCTTTTGTTGTTCGCGGCGATTCAGTTACAAACATAAATTATTATTTTGTAAATGCTAGTTCATTTGATTATAACTATAGTACAAATCCAACATATATAACTGGTTCAAGCGGTCAGTTAAAATATAACTCATTTATAAAAAATCCATATACATACATAACCGCAGTTGGGTTATATAATGACCAGTCTGATTTATTAGCAGTTGCTAAATTATCAAGACCTCTTAAAAAATACTTTGGAAAAGAGTATTTAATAAAAGTACAATTAGAGTTTTAACATGTTTGCGTATAAAAATGTAGATGTACTAAGCGTATTAAATCAAAAAAACACTTCAGTATCTGGCGCTTGGGGTGGTAATAACGATTTGGTTGCACCAACAAATAAATTGTGGCCTATAGCAGAAATACCTAGAAACTGGCCATCTGAAAAAACACCATATATACATTTTGTTTCATATAACGTATCTTCTTCGTTTAACAAAATAGTATTTCCAAGCATTACACCATACTCGTTCTTGACGCAGAGTGTATCATCGTATGTATATTACTTAGATATATATAGTAGTATAAAAATCCCCTTAGAAACAACCGGCTCTGAGCATATTAATATTAGTTACGGTATATATGCAGATAGTCCAAAGATAGTGTTTGAAAATTCAGCATCAGAATACGGATATTCAACATTCGGATTGATCCCAGACTCTAGAGTATTTACGTTGGCATGGGGAAGTGTATCAGAAAGCATAGGTATGATAAATACATATGCAACAACCGCAAGTTACGTACCAAATCCAACAATATATCAACAACCAAACAGTGTATATAATACATATAAAACAATTTTACATGAAACAGGTAGTACATTTTTAGTTGGAACTGGGTCATATGATAACATATATGTTATACATTTAGACAAAAATATTTTAAAAAATGGAATTATTACTGGTTCAGTTCAATTACCATTTATGAAAAATGCAGTTGTGAATAACTACTCAAACGCATCAAATATATACACATCCAGTTACATAACATTAACGGATAGCATAGTAGAATATGAATTTGATTACCAAGTAGGCGGATATTCGTTATTAGTTAGTGGAACGATTGGTAATACAATTGAAACAGATATATACGGAAAAATTTATTATGATTTGGGTATTCTTGTCTTAGACGCTAATAAATTAAATCAAAAGATAAATTTAAATATGTATACAGGATCAACTGAGGATCTTTTGTATCCACCTTCTGCAACTTCTATGTTTGAAGAAGGATTAAACCATTATAGACTATTTAAATCACTTCAGGCGTGTTCATATTTAAACAGCAATCCGTCAAGCAATGATTTACTAATAACAACCGCATCTAATTACTCTCCACAGTATTTTAAATGCAAAGTACACGAGGATAGAGTAATAAATCCTGTGTTTTTGGTTGTAAAACCAAATGAATTTAATTACACAAACAACCCGTCATGGATAAAAAATCAATTAAATGAGGCAGGGATTATAGAATCGAGCTCATTGCCAAAAAATTGTCAATCATTTATAAATGCAGATGAAGGATGTGATAAATTAAATCCGTTAGAACAGCGGTATGTTTATTGGTATTATCCTTCAAAACAATCACCAACTAAAATTTACGCAGCTTATTTTTATAAGTATGAAAAGGGCGATTGCGAATGTGAGTATTTGGGTGATTTCTCAGCATATAAAGCAAAATACCAACTCCCACATACTAGATTTAAAAAATATTTAGTTAAAGATGAATTTAAATATAATCCAATAACATATATAACAACTATTGGATTATACGATGATATGTATAGACTATTGGCGGTTGGTAAGTTAAGTAAGCCATTAAAAAAAGATAGTGTAACAACATATATGTTTAAGGTTAATATAAAATCATAATGAAAGACGTATATACACATATTGAAGAAAATGAAGATTACGATTATCAGTTGTATAATCTATATTCAAATGGAATGACTTTTAAAAAAATAGAACAAAAAAATATTTTTTTAAATCAAAAAGTTTTAACCCCATTTCATATGTGGGAGTCAAGCGCATCATTTTCATCATCAGCGTATACCCCATCATATAATCAATTTAAGTATTTAGTATCATCATCTGTTGATTTTACTCGTCTTGGTAGGAGCAATACAAATAAAGGCAATCAAAAAATTTTTGCACACAGTGCATCAATGGGTTACGTGTTAAATTACAATACATTAGAATCTGATCTTTCTCATAACAATATATTGTATTATTATGGATATGCCAATTATTATGGAAGTGGTAGCCCATTTAATGTAACACAAAGTGGTCAAACAAATGACATACCACAAGAAACCAAAGAATTATCTCCAACGAAAATAGCATATAAAACAATAAAAAATATATTAAGTGATGAAAGATTTGTTGAAAACGATTTAATACAAATTTCTCAATCATTTACAACGAGTGAAATTGTGTATATAAAAATACCTCGTAGAGTATATCATGAAGAAATTTTAAAAGGTTCGTTTGAACTATGTTTAAAACAATTAAATAGGTCACTGTATTTAACTGATCCGTCTGACTATAATATTGATTTCAATGAAAATAATATTGTTTATATAGTTTCTGGATCAAATAAAGATAATTTAAGTTTAGTCTCTGGTAATTATGATATTTATGGATTGCTAGACAGAAAAAATGCATTGGCAATTTTGGATGTACCTAAATTAGAAATTATATTTGGTAATTTATTTACAACTGCATCATTTACCAGTTCATTGTTTCAATATGAGCAGGTTATATATGAAACTGATCCGTTTTCTAATCAATACGGATTCTATTCTCTTGATTCTGTTAATACAGAAACTTATACAGCATCATACTATCCAAATATGCATAGGTTATCACTTTTATTTTATAGTGGATCACAAGAGAAAAAATTAACTGCTATTGGTTTGGAAACACAGATATGTGATGAATATTATATAAAAATAGGACCTGCGGAGTTTAATCGGTCTACAAATCCAACATATTTAGCAGGAGATAGAATAAAAGATGTATTTTATAAAAATCCTTTTACTTATATAACAACAATCGGACTTTACAATGATGACAGCCAATGTTTAGCGGTTGCAAAATTAAGCAAACCATTAAAAAAAGATTTCCAAACTGCATATAATATTAAAATACAGCTAAAGCAATGAGTACTTTTTCATATAAAGATTGGTTTAATACAACACAGCGCTTGGATGATTTTAAAAATAAATCAAAAGAGTTAGAAAAACTATGGGATGATTATTTTATATTTGAGCATAGTGCATCTATAGCAGAAAGTATATCTAGTAATTTTAAAATATTTAAACAGTTTGATCAAACGGAAATAATACCCGTAAATAAAACAATTGTAACAAAATCTGTATACGAAGAATATTTTTATGAGTTACACGGGGCGGGTGCATTACAAAACCTTTATACGTCAAGCGTTCAACAAGAATCATTTGATTACTTAACTAAATGCTATATAGCCCCCGATATCACAGCTAGTGTATCATACCAATTTTTAAACGGGTTTGCTCCCATATTGGTAACAGATATCAAAAGTAAAGATGAATATAGAATATTTGATATAGCATACGGTAATTATTATGGCAGTGGGTCTAGTGATGGAACTATAATAACATATGACGATGCAACGCAAAACTATGATTTTTCATATCCAACAAAAGCGGTATATCATTCATTAAAACAGAATACATTTTCAAATGAAAATCCAACAGCTGACAAGATAGAAATCTCTGGAAATGTTGATTCCGTGTTTGCGATTAATGTTAGTGCTGATTATCTATATGATGGTATAGCAAATAATAGATCATTTGAGTTAAAACTGGCAAAAATGAACGGAAGTTCTTCCATAAATCAACTTGAAAGACAATATAAAATAAATTTATATGCGTCTAATAATAACACTGATCCAAATTTAACACGTGATTTATATTATGATCGAGAAATTTATTCATTTATTGAATTAACTAAAAAAGCAACACAGATATCAACTCCACAATTGTTTGATTATATTGTGTCTGGTAGTTTAATAGATGGAGTACATTTAAAAAACAATCTACCCATCATATACGGTAAAATATATTATGATACTGGAATTGTAATTTTAGATGCCGATAAATTAAATAATCTTTTAAACTTAAATTTGCAAACGGGTAGTAATGTAACTTCTAATAACAGTAAGCGCTTATATAAAGCAGTGTCTGCTAGTTTACAGACATATGCTATACTTGCAGATGGAAATCCAGATATAACAAATCCGTACTACCCTGATATACAAACTACTTTATTAGCACAACAACTGGGAACTGTAACAACTCCACGGTTTGATATAAAACAAACAATTAATTCCATCTTCTATAAGTGCATACTTGGCACAGAAGAGTTTAATTATTCAACAAATCCATCTTATTATGATGGTAAATCAGGCGATCTGAGAGTAAAGGCATTTTATTCTGGAAGTACTGATTTTTACGTAAGACCAGAGAGTTATATCACATCTATTGGATTATATGACTCTGTATATAATTTAATAGCAGTTGCTAAATTATCAAGACCACAGCGCAAAAGTTTTAATAATTCGATAATTATTAATGTTAGGGTTGATTATTAATATTTTTATGGAAATTAAATGGTAAGTGCACAGACTGGTACATCGGGTATAGGTAATACAGTTACCTTAGACGGTATAATATATGTTAATACTAGGGTAACTCTGTGGTATGTTGCATACCCAAACGGAAATAACGGACCCGGTGTTCAACAGTCACGTCAACCAATATCAGTTCTACAAAAATATGATCTTAATGATCCATATGAATATGGTGCATTTTTATTAGATGATCAACGTGGATTTGAGGAAAATGTAAGAGAACAGGGTTATGAAGGAAATCCATACTTTTTAAATGATACTGTTATAGATGAATTAGCCATTAGGCGATTAAAAGATACAACGCTTACACCAGATGAACGGCGAGAAATTTTAGATGCAGGAAAGCCCTACAAATACAACAATACAAAACGCTTGGCTGTTGTAATACCAAAGGATGGAAAGTCTGAAATACCTGACATACGGCGCATAACATTGTATGAATACAATTATGATGATAAGTGTGAAAAATTAGATTTTGAAGAAAAGGTATTTCCGGGAACTAATAAACAAAATCCAAACAGTCCTTGTTATGGGCCAACCGGAACATCTGGAACTTCTGGAAGAGCCACGGACAATTTGGAAATATCCCGTTTAACCGGGTCATTTGTAGATTTTAGTGATTATAAAAAAGATTTCAAAACAACATTCCAAGAAATTGGATATAGAACGCTACAAACTGGTCCATTTTTACCGTTTGAACCAAAACGATTTGAACTTGTTAGTTCATCTAGATTTGTAGATGAGTTTGAGGATGTTTTGACTGGACCTGTGAGGTTTGTTGAATCTATTTCAGATGGACCACGTGGCACACAAATTACAACGTTAGTTGGATATCAAATAAAAGGCAGACGCAACAAGAGAACTGGTGCTGTTATAACGGGATCTGCTGAACAAGTTGTTTATTCAAAGGAAATTTCTAGAACTGCAGAATCAATATATGTATTTAAGCCATTACAAGCAGCTGACGCATCAATAACTGCATTGACTAGTAAGACAAGTGGTGTATGGCGCGGTGATGGTACAATATATGAGTTCTATACAAGTTCATTACAAACTAATACAGAAAAATCTTATAAATTAAATGTAATTTCTGGAAGTTGTGATTCTAATGATACGATGTTTTCTATCTATTACGGAGATTTTGACGGCGCAGGTACTATAAAATTATCCGATGATAGACGTCAGTATGGGTATTCCAAATCGGTATATTCTATGTTTGTTTCTCTAACAGGAAATCGTTCAATAAATAAAAAGCTACTGTTCACGGATAACAGCTTGAGTCAGAGTTTGTATTTACTACAAGAGTTAACGTTGGGAGTTACATCGGATTTGTTACCTCCATTTAAACTTGATGATGATACATACATTTCAGCAAATGTAAACGATTTCAATCAGTATATAGTATCAAGTGGCTCTGATTTTTATTACAGACCGGGTTTGAATGCAACAGCTGATTTAAGGAAATTAATACCACTTGCGCAAAGCGAAAAAATATTCGCTATACAAGTTAATCCAAAATTATTAAAGAATTCATTAGATGCTGGTAATTTTGAATTAGCATTGGCAAAGCTAAACGGTAACCCTTCTCCTGAGGTGGATACTACGTCCGATACTGTTATAAAGTTAATAGATTCCAGCATCACGCAGGGTATATTATTAGAAGGCGATACAAAAGATTCATATAGATACAGATCTGCGTATATACCGCCAACTGATTATGATATTGTTTCTGGTAGTTTGCAAGATGGTGTACATAACCCGTCAGCCCCTACTGTATATGGAAAAATTTATCCTGGGTATGGATTGATATTATTAGATGCAAACAAACTGAATACTGAACTTAATTATGGAATTGTAACGCAATCAAATTATGATGGCATGAATCCACTCCGATTGTTTAAGTCAATAAGTGGATCTGCTGTTACAACACCAACAAGAGGGACCACATATCCATTTATGCTACGCCAAACGGAAGCATCTATTTTACAAACAATAAGAATAAATGTGGATGAATCTGAATTTAATTATTCAACAAATCCATCATACTATTACTCACGTAATCGTTCTCCATTGTTTAGGTACGCTCAAACTGCTCCATTTGAAGGAAAACTTACACCGTACTCTTTAAAGAATAGGGAATGGTTTTATGAACCAGTATCATACATAACAACAATTGGTTTATATGATGATAACTTCCAGTTAGTGGCAGTTGGAAAGCTGAGTAAACCAATGAAGAAAACTTTCAATGAATCATTAAAATTTGTTGTTAATTTGAAGTACTAATATGACAAAATCTGAGTACGATAACAACCGGTTTTTAAGTGACTATGGTGTCAATTGGTTATTTGATTTTTTAAATGTAGATAACTTATCATCAACATATACTCAAATAGTTGAAGAGTTAATCGAGTATGATACATCTAAAAAGATAATACCAATTTGGAATAATAATCAACCAATACTTTCAAATTTTTATACTCAATCAAATCAAGATACTACAAACTTTAGAGATTATTCACTAAATGTGTATTCTACAAAAAGTTGTGGTACTCCTACTAAAGAATTTACAATAGAATATGGCCATGCAAACGGATACGGTACATCAATTGAATATCCAACAGAAAAGACCGAGACTAAAGCAATATATAGAAAATATGGATCAATATTTGGACAAGGGGTATTAGATGATTATACGCATTTTTATGCATTAAAATTTAATAAATCTTCTAGTCAAGATACTCTGTATTCTGAATTATTCGAAATAAAATTAACAAATCCGTACACAAGTTCAAGATATTCTGATATTATAAATCTAGAATATTTTCAAAGCCAGTCTGTCTTTGATTTCCATTCATACGATATATGCAATCTAGTCTCCGGTTCACTGGAAAACGGAATTTATTATGAAAACGGGTCTCCTATATATTTTGGAAAGTTATACCCGAAAGAAGCAATCGCGTTATTTGATGGAAATGTACTCGATACAAAACTTTCATTTAATACACAAACTGCATCTTACACAAACGGAAAAAATGCTGAACGATTTTTACGCTCTATTTCTGGGTCTATCTATAACTTTAATAATTCAACATATAAATACTGGTCATATATACATGGGGTAATTGAGCGTCAAGTAATGACTATGCCTATAAAAATAAGTTTTGATCAAATGAATTATACTACAAATCCAACATTTTACGATCAGTACGGTAGAATAAAAACAAATCAATTCATAAATGATCCAAATACATACTTCACAACAATTGGATTTTACAATAACAAATATCAATTATTAGCAGTTGCTAAATTGTCAAAACCACTTCTGAAAAATTTCAATGAGATGTACATGTTCCAGGTAAATTTAGAAATAAAATAAGTAGAAAATGAAATATTATGGCTAGAAATTATAATAATAGATTAAAAATCTTTAAAAAAA